TTATAGTCGCTGCTGCTTTTGGCGTTTTTTATTATATAAGGACTTATTGAAAGTGTCAGAACAACGATTTGATAGGATAGAAAATAGTCTAGAATCTTTAACAGCTAAAGTAGATAGAATGGCAGAACTAATGAACGCTATCATCCGAATGGAAGAAAAACAATTAGCTATTCAACACAGGCTAGATAACATAGATACTAGAATTAATTTACATGGTACTGAGATAGACCACCACTCAGTTCAAATAGCTAAGGCTAGGGGCATGGCTTCTGGTTTTGTAGCACTAGCTGCTATTTTTGGTGGCCTGAGTTCTTATTTAATGGGGAAGGTTCAATAAATGACATATAGAGAAATTATAGACGGAGTGTTGCGTAGGTTAAGAGAGGATCAATTAGGTTCTGATTGGACAGGCGATTTATCTTCAGCTAGCGGCCCAACTGATTATCAAAAAATGATTGGTGACTTTGTTAATGATGCAAAGTATGAAGTAGAACATTACTGGGATTGGCAAGTTCTGAGAGTAACGTCTGCTATTTCTACTACAAGCGGAACTATGTCTTACTCTTTAGTGGGTGCAGATAGAGACTTTAAAGTTTTAGATGTTATAGATACAAAAGAAGGAGTGCATCTAAAACAAATGTCTAGTGCTGAACTAAATCTAAAAGTATTTCCTACTGCTAATATAGCTACAGGACAACCTATTGGATATGGTTTTAATGGCATAGACAATAATTTAGACACTGTAGTTGATATTTGGCCTGTGCCTAATGACACACGACAGATTAATTTTAACGTAGTTAAACCACAAGATAAATTAACGCAAGCATCTACTAATTGTTATGTTATTGAGCAAGCTGTTATTTTAGGTGCTTATCTGAGAGCTTTATCTGAACGAGGTGAGGACGGAGGAACTCAAGTGTCTGTAGCTGCGGTAGAATACAACAATGTAATATCAAGAGCAGTGCAGATTGACGCTGGTAAGACTCAAATGGAGACTGTGTGGTATGCCAACTAAGCCCTTATCCCCGTTAGTGCTAGACTCGGTAGGAGTCTTTGGATTAAACACTCAAGCTAACGCTTCTAGTCTAGATCACCGATGGTTAATTAAAGCAGAGAATATAATGCTTACCTCAGAAGGTAGGTTAACTTCTCGTAAAGGGATTAGAGCTATTTCTAATTCTGTAGGCAATCACGCTGTAAAGTCTCTACATAATCATAAAAATACAAACGGTACATATACTTTAATATCTTCTGCAAATAATAAAATATTTAAAATGGATTTTAGCACTTCTCCTGCTACATCTACTCAACAGAATTTTGCAAACAGTCCTCAAACTATTTCAGCAGATAATTGGCAATGGGTGCAGTATGATAATAATGCTATGGCAGTTCAGAAAGGACACAAGCCAATACATTATAATCAAACTACTGGAGTATGGTCTGATTTAGAAGACGTAACAGGATATACATCACCTGTTGGTGTAACTACATTTAACCCTTCTTGTGTTTTATCTAAGTATGGTAGAATGTGGGCAGCAGGTATTTCAGAAGACAAAGAAACTTTATTTTATTCTCAATCATTAAATCATCATAAATTTCAAGGTACTGGATCTGGCGCAGTTAATATGAGGTCGGTATGGGGCTATGATGATATAGTTGCATTAGAGTCGTTCAACGGTAAGTTGATTATTTTTGGAAAGCAGAACATAGCTATCTATAATGATCCTTTTGATCCTAGTGCTGCTACTTTTGCTTTAGATGAAGTTATACACGGAGTAGGGTGTATTGCCCGTGACTCAGTACAAGCCTTTGGTGATGATGTTTTATTCTTATCTGCTGACGGTGTAAGATCCCTCAATCGTACTAAGATACAAGACAAGATGCCCCTAACAGACTTGACTAAGAATGTCAAGAGTGATATTATAAAACATATTATTTCATCTAGTCCAGACGATATTAAGGCTCAGTTTAATCATTCTGGTGGTTACTATATTTTATCGTTTACAGGAATTAATGAAACATACATCTTAGACTTTAAAGCTCAGAATCCAGACATGACTCCCCGTGTTACTAAGTGGCTTACTGATTTCAGCAGAAGTCCTAAGTCTTACTTTTCTACTAATGAAGGTATTCTCTACATTGGACTAGGATCTAGTGTTGTAGGTAAAACATTTAATGGTGTAGTTGCTGATTACGATAACTATTTTGATGTAGACTACTCAGGCTCTACCGCAATCAATAACGCATATCAAACAATATTTAAAACAGTATGGATGGACTTCGGAAACCCCGACACAGCTAAATTATTAAAACAGTTTTCTTGTGTTATAGATGGTGGTCGTGAGCAAGATGTTACAGTTAATTGGTTTAGAGACTACAACAACACACAAGGCGATTCAGCCTCTTTTAATCTTAGGCCCTCATCTTCTGGAGTTACTGCTTTATACGGTTCCAGTACAAGTTTATATGGTGCGTCTAAATACTCACCTCTGTTCTTCCCTAGAGAGTACAGAATTAATTTAAGTAAAGCTGCTAAGGTGGTACAGATAGAAATGATAAATTTAATTAAAGGGTTTAAAGGGTCGCTACAGAGCATGACCGTTTTAGCTAAAGGGGGCAAGATTCGATGAGTAATTACACGGTACAGATAGCGTGGTCAGGTAAGGATGCTTTAGCAGATTCAGATCCAGCTAAGGTTATTTCAGGAGATAGTTTTAATACTGAATTTGTAGCAGTTCAAACAGCAGTCAACTCTAAAGCAGAGTTAAATGGTAATGCAGCAGAAGCCTTTAGCGCAGCTACTCCTACGTCTGGTGATACAACTACTAAAGTAGCTACTACAGCCTTTGTTGCCGCAGCTATTACAACTGCCGCTTCTAACGCAGCTACAGTAAATGGATTTGCTTACCCTGTAGGGTCTGTCTACACTTCTATTGTTGCTACTAACCCTGCTACTCTATTAGGAGTAGGTACATGGTCAGCCTTTGGTGCTGGTAGGGTTCTAGTAGGTATTGATTCTTCAGACGCTTCTTTTAATGTTGTAGAAGAGACAGGCGGTGCTAAGACAGACGCTCATGCCTTAGACATCACTGAGATGCCAGTACACTCCCATACTTCAGGTTGGACATTAGGTGGTGGTGATGGAAGTGCTAATGTATACGCTACGACCAATGGAGGCGCAGGGGCTCCTAACACTGGAACTCAAGGAAGTGGGGCGGCTCATACACACGATATTGTACAGCCTTATGTCGTAGTTTACTTTTGGAAGAGGACAGCATAATGGCGACTCCTAATAATTTTTATAGCAATAGCTCTAGTAACATGACAGGTGGCAATCAAGGAATGGGTGCTGGTTATACTGGGTCATACTCAAGTCTAAGCACTGCTCCAGCAGGTTATACTTCCTTAGACGAAGGTAACGGAAACGATAACACAATAGCTATAACAACAGAGGCTTCTAAAGGCGCGGCAACAGATAGTGTAGCTAAACTCTATGCGGCTGCTTTAGGTAGAGCCCCTGCTCCAGATGCATTAGCTCACTACGTAAAGAAAGTACAAGACGCAGGAGGCGACACTAATCAAGTTTTAAAAGAATTAGTTGCAAGTACCGAAGGTAAAAGACACAAACAAACACTTGAAGCTAAAGCAAACTCTGTTGCAACAAATAATGACGATTACGTAAAAGCACTTACTGCGGTAGTAGACTACGATAACTTTAATACTGAAGCAGATCCTTATGCTAACCGTAGTCTACAGCAATCAGATACAGGTGCTTGGTATGAGCAATCTGAATTACCTAACGATGTAATTAAAGGAATCCCTACACCAGTTAAAATAGTCCTTAAAATTGCAAAAGATTTTTATAACCAGACTCTTCACGGAATGGACGATTCTTCTGCTGACAAATGGATGGAGTTAAATAACGCAGGAGGGGATGAGTGGAGTAACATGAGTGCTGCTGATAAAGCAGCGTTAGCTAGAAAAACTTCTGTTAGGCCAGATAGTGTTAATAATTACACTACTGGCGGTGATACCGTTATTAATACTATTTCTAATGCTACAAACGGAGATAGTGTTTCTGCTAGTGGTAATAATGATACTGTTTCTGCTGCTGCTGATGCTACTCTTCTACAAGAGACAGGTGCTACAGCTACAGCTACAAACAATTCTTTATTAACTGGAGGCACTGATGCTGAATGGCTACAGACCCAATACCAAAGAGAGTTCGGCAGGGATATAGCTTCTAAAGGATTAGATTTCTACACTGAAGAAATGAATGCAGGGCGAAAAACCAGAGCGCAAGTATTGGCTGATTTAAGGTTCAGTAAAGAAGGTCAAGAGAATGATACAGCGCAAGAAACTCAACTTAAATCCCTTTACACTGACGTTTTAAAGAGGGACTTAGGTCAAGAGGGTTCAGATTTCTACAGTGATAAAATGCTGAATGAAGGATGGACAATAGAAAATGTACGATCTGATGTACTGAAGAGTCAAGAATACGCTAACTTACCTGCTGGTGGTACAGGTACAGACATCACAGGAAATACTACTAACACTGAAGTAATTAATGGTCAGACAGTGACCACAGTAACAGCAGCAGATGGGACTATTATATCTAAGAATACAGGAGGCGTAGCAGGATCAGGAATGATGGGAGTTACTGCGGTAGAGGGTGATCCTACTTCTCAGTTAGCAGCCTCTAGAAATCCTCAAGGTCTTACCTTCAATAATTTATTTGGATCTACACGTTATGATCCAGATACAGGTCAATTTAGTCAATCAGAGAGTCCAGAGTACGCTAACTTTCAGACAGGTCTATTAGGGCAGCTTCAGAGTGCCCAGAACGCCTACCAGAGCTTTGATCCTACTGATGCAGCCTCAGAGTACCTAGCTGGCGTAAATGCCATTAGGGAGCCTCTCAGGGAGCAACAGACGCAATCTGCTTTGAGTCGTCTAGTTCAGTCTGGTAAACTAGGAGCTACTGCTGGAACAAGAGCCTTAGCTCAATTAGAAACTGAACAAGAGAACCAACGATTCCAAGAGGGTGTACAGGCCCAACAGTACGGTAATCAAATGCAAGACCGTATGTTGAAGAATCAAGCAGGTCTATTTGGTTTAGGTCAGAATGTAGCTAGTCAACAGTTTGGAGCACAACAATCCGCTTTAGGTTCAGTTCCACTGTTACAAGAAATCAACAGCTTCAATAGAGAACCTGCATTCCAACAAGCGTTAGCCGATAAAGGTATAGGGGCACAGAGTTCTGCTAATGCTTGGAACGCTGCGGCTGCTTTTGCAGGAACTGACACAGGTGGTGATATACTATCGGCTGGTTGGGATTGGTTGACAGGGGCATGATGATGATAATTAATAACACAGGTGAATTATAATGGCTAGTGGATTATTTGGCTCAGGGCCACAATCAAATATTTTAAATACAGTACAGTCTTCCTACAATGCCATGCTCAATGCGGAAAGACAGAAAGGCGTAGCTATGTCTACGGCTATGGGTGCTTTTGGTCAAGCCATTAGCCCTAAAGCAATCGGTATGCGTAAGTTCAAAGAGAAGTTTGCTGATGCTGATTGGTCTAAACCAGAGACATACTTTTCAGCTAGTAAGTTTATTAATGAGTTTGATCCTACAGCCGCTATAAGCATGGCTGATAAAGGAATGGCTCTAGCTGCTCAGTTGGCTCCTAAAGCTCCTGTATGGCAAGAGATTAAAAAAGATAATGCAGACGGCTCTAGCACTATATCCTATTTAGATATGAATAATTATACTGGGGAGTCTTTTGAATCTGTATCAAATAAACCTGTCGTAAATGCTACCGCAACAATAGATGATAAAGTGGTACAAGGAACTAGGCAAGGAACTACCTTTACTCCTTTTACTCAGGATACTGGTAAAGCTATAGATCCTCCTAAAATACAGTCTAGAAAAGCTCTTGTAGATGGTAAGGAAGTACATCAAGATTTTATAAATGGTGCATGGACTACTACAGGAGATGTTAAACCTACAGATTCTTCTACGCCTAGTGCTACAGGGGCTGGCATGTATGACATTAAAGGTTTAGGGGAGAGGCAAGGATTTAGGAGGGGCGGTATTTCATATTACATAGATAAAAAAGGTGAAGAGCAGTTACAGCCAGAAGGTTCCAGATTTATAACTGATGTGATTAAAACAGAAGAAATCAGATCACCAGAAAATAAATGGGTAGACCTTACAGTGGAGTCTAAAAACGATACTCAAAACAATCCTATATTTAAACAATCTTTTGATATGTATGTC